GCGACTCTGCTCGTGAAGTTCAACGACTTCTTGAAGAAGACAAACTGAACAAAGCGAGGATAGCTGAAACAGAGGCCAAGTTGGCGGAAGCCAGCGAACTCTCTTCAGAAGAAAATCTTTCTTCTAAATATCCTGACTGGGATATGCTCACTGACACCGAGAAAGCTCTTTACAAGCGTCAGGAGCAAACAGAGAAAGAGCTTAATAAGCTCAAGGAAGAGAAAGCGTGGGAAGAGGACTTTTCAAAGGCAAGAAAGCAGTTCCCCCAGCTTGAGGAAAAGGAGACGGAGTTTAAGGAGGATGGTTATAAATACCCTAAAACTGTTGACGCTGAAACTCTGGCTAAATCATTTTTATATGATGAAGCAGAGCCGAAGCGGCAAGGGCTTGAAACTCCGACTTCTGGCCCCAAGGAGAATATGAGCGGGGAGCTGACTTGGGCGGATGTGGAACGAATTCGCAAAACCGATGAAAAGTTATTTGAGAAAATGGTTAGAGAGGGTAGGATAGACACAAGAAAGATTAAAGAATAAAGGTTGCTGAAGAGATTAAAAAACATAGAAAAGTATGGCGTGGACAAATTTTGGCGAGGCCTTTGCTACTAATGTATTACGAAAGTTTTACGCTAATGCATTGACACCCGCCATAACGAACAGCGATTACGAAGGCGAAGTTAAAAAGATTGGCGATAGGGTAAATGTCTTGATGTTTTTAGGGGACATTTCTTTGCTTGACTATACAGTCGGCACGAATATGTCAACCCAGCATCCAGACGATACCGAGGCGCAGTTGGTTATTGAGAAAACTAAATACTTCAACTTTGATATTGATAAGGTTGACAGATTGAGAAGCTATGTCACTGACCCTGATTCGGCTCTTATTCAAAACGCAGAGCAAGTGCTTGAAAAAGCGATTGACTCTTATGTTTTGGAGCAGGCCTATTGGGTTAAGGCAGGCAACTTTATCGGTATTAACCAGTTAGTATTTGGTGATGGTGGAAACACCAACTGTTCTATCGTGACCACAGCTACAGGCGGAACTATTACCTGTATGTTCGGCACAGCCACAGCTCTTGATGAAAGAGGAGAAAACCATAATATCAGCGATAGGTCTATTGACTCCACTTTATGGCGTCTTGGATTTGGAGCTGATGTGGTGGGTAAACCCATTAGATTGGTTTCTCAAACTGGCCGTGCGACTGACTGGTATAGGATTACCGCCGCTTCCGCTTCCAACATCGTCACAGTTGAGAACTGGGACAGCAATGTAGGAGTGGAGAGCGATGGCTTGCACCCAAGAGGTGATATCCTTTATGGGTTGCACGGAGCTGGTGTGCAGAATGCAGACCTTTCTCCGAAAGCCAATGGCTGGGGTTATGAGATACAGGCGGCTATTGCCACCACTGTAACCTCTGGCACGGTTTATGCGGCTATCGCCCAACTGAAAGAGGTGCTGGACGACAACGATGTTCCTTCTACCGATAGAATGCTGATTATACCTCCTCCGATGAACACTATTCTTTTGAGGGCAGCCGAGCTTCAAACGGATATTGAGATGTATCACACACAGAGAGAGGTAAACGGCAAAGTAGGCAGGGTTCTGGGCTTTGATATCCATTTAGCCACTGGCGGCAAGATATCAACCAGAGCGGAAAGAAGCACTGCAAGCGCTGATAAAGTTGTGACTGGAGGCACCCAATGTCATCAGATATTGGCCTGTCATAAATCTTTCTGCACTTTTGCCCATAAGTGGCAGGAAAGCAGAACGGTTGAGGCAGAGCTTCAGTTTGCCAACCTTTATCAGGGTTTAAACCTTTACGGTTGTAAAGTGCTTAACCTGCGAAGGAAAGCGGGAGCGCAGTTGTTCTGTAAGTTTTAATAGTTAATACTATTCGTTCTTGGGCAATAACCTGACGGAAATTGCCCAAGTCGTCAGGGAGCGAATAGATAAAAATATGAGCATAAAAAAATGGTTAATGAAAAAGTTCTTTAATTGGTATTTCAAGAAAAGACCGCCAGAGCAGGTAAAATACTATAAGAAAACCAATAAAGAAAGAGCAAAGGTGGTTCACGGTGAGGACGGTTCGTTGCAGATGATGGTGGAAGGGGAAAAATACCCCTTCCCCGGGTTTCCCAGAGGTCACGTTCTATTCGGTTCGCTAGCTTCATTGAAAAAGACAATGAAGCAGGCGGTGTTTAATGAGTTAGCCGCTGTTGTTCCTGATATGCTTCCTGTGGAGCAGATGTGTCCGTTTGTCAGGGAGCTTTATAGGGTGATGACTGACTTAGAGAATGCAGAGATTACACCTGATATGAAAAGCGAAATGTATAATATGAAAAAGATTTTATGCTTTTTCTTTCAGGAAGATGACGCTTATAGGTTCAGGGTGCAGTGGCTTTTGGAGCACCTTGATATGAAAAAAGTGAAACTGTCAAAAGCGGATAAATACTTCTTCAGGGCAAAGTGGTTCAAAGTGGAACACGATAAATATGATTACTAAATATGATACCTTGGTTGATAAAATCGTTTAGGGGCGGCATATCAGATGAGCCAGACAAGGGTATAAAAGGTTCGTTTAAAAACGGATATAATCTTGCTATCCACGAAGGCGGAGATACTTTGAAATGCAATCAAGCAATGATAGAGAGCAGCGCAGGAGTATTTGAGGATTTAGTGGTGTTTTTTGTAATGGGTATTGATGGTTCTCTTTATGCTTTTGGCGATAACGGTAGGATTTATTCTAAAGCAGGTAGTTCTTATGCGTCTGCCTTTGTTAAAAGATTTACTGGAGCTAATGGGGCTATCAAAGGAGCGGCCGCTTGGGGATTAAACACAGGTGCTGATTATATAATGTGGGCAACAGACACTTCAATAGCAAGAAAGGAAATGCTAACTACTTATTCAGGAATGGATTGGGGTAATGCTGAAGAAGATTGGAAAACAACATTAACATCAACCTATTGGCACACGATGATAAGGGCTTGCGGAGCTTTGATGATAGCTAATGAAAGGTGGCTGGCTATGGTGGGTTATGACGGGAGTTTTAATGTTGAAGCAATGAATATAGACCCGGGGCAGGTTATTAAGTGTTTAGAGGAAAGAGATGATTATGTAATTATGGGTTCAGGGGATACTGAAGAGAATGATGGCTATATTTGGAGCTGGATTACAACCGCATTAAATTATGTTCAGAAAAAAAGAATAGCGACAGCTGGAGTAAATGCTTTGATAAGCTCTGAATTGATGCTTTTAAATGGCGGAATTGACGGACAGCTGATATTCTCCGATTTTACCAACACAGTATCTTTGCATAAATTTCCTCAAGGCGGTGAAGTATATCCGGGGGCGGTATCTCTTTATCGTGGATTAGCAATGTTCGGGGTTTGGAACAGCGGAAGTTCAGGAGTTAATGAGCAAAATGGTTTATGGACTTATGGTAGATTGATGAAAAATAGAGCAATGGCGTTGAATTGGGAATATCGGCTTTCATCTGATATGGCTGGAAGTTCTATAAGCAGGGTGGGAGCAGTGGGAGTTTTTGATGGAGCGCCTTATGCTTCGTGGAGAACGATTGACGGTTCAACTACTGCTTATGGGGTTGATTATATTTCTTTAACAGATAAAGCGGAAGCGGTTTATGAAAGTTTAGAGTTTGACGGGGGAATGCCGCATATCAAAAAAGTGTTTGCCACAGCTAAAATAGTTATGGAGCCATTGCCTACTGGTTGCTCAATAGCTTTTAAATATAAAATGGACGGGGCGGCAAGCTGGACAACAGCTTTAACAGCTTCGGGAGCGGCCAGTTTTTCAACAGTAGACGCCACAGAGGCGGAGTTTATAATCAATGATAGGGGAACATTTTGCGAGGTCGGTTTAACTTTAACTCCAACCGGCAATTATTCACCAGAAATCCGAGCGATTGTGGTGTATATTGACGATAAAATGGAGATACACTAATTATGATATATTCTCAATTACAAACAGAAGTATTTGTCAGGGGGGCGGTAGATACCACAAGTTCGTTTATCAGCGAGCAAATGGTCAGGAATTGGCTTGAGCAGGCCTATATTTGGGCGGCTTCTTATCATAAATGGCCGTTTACCGAATATATGGATAAATCAGGGGCTTTTACTTCAGGAACAGAGCAGTATTCTTATCCTAACACCAGTTTTAAAACAGACAGTATTCGTTTAATGAAAATAGGCAGTTATCTTTTTGATAAAAAGAACTTTAGCGATTATCTGCGATATAGAGAAGATTATTCAAGCGGAGTGAGCAAGATATTTAGCGATTTTGGCAGGGTTTTATATGTTAATCCTAATTGCGCTTCAGGCACTATTTATACTTATGGCCAGCTAACGCCTATATCTTTTTTAAGCTGGATGACAACTTACGGAAGCGAGGCCTCTGCAAGCACTGTGTTTAATAACTATGATTTAGAAGGAGACGATGCGATTATAGAAAAAGTATTAAGCTGGGTTTCTAAAAGAAAAGGGGATTTGGAAAAAGCGGCAGATTATAGCGAAAGAGCTAAACTTTTATTAGATGAGCTTTGGCAGA